ATGAATGAAAAAATTAGATTAAAAAACGGGAAGGAGTACCCGCTGGTCATCGGCGGTACGTCCTCCACGCCCAGCACTCTGCGGCTTATCTTTCAGGCGGAGGAGCCCTTGGAGGACATCGTGACTGTGTTTGCGGATGCGGCAGCCACGGAGCAGATTAAGACTATTAATGATGATGGCAGTACCCTGGCCGTATATGATGGCTATACGGTGCTGGATAACCCAAAGAGTATTGATGACAACTACCTTATCACGCCAGAGCAGTACGGGGAGGACGGTGCCGTCACCGCCGAGGCCGTATATGGTCGTGTGGCGCTCCTGACGCTCTCACAGCCGGGTGTAGGGGTGCAGGTGGATAAACTTAGGGCCGATGTCGATTACGTGGCTATTATGGCCGGTATTGATTTATAGGAGGAGATGAGACCATGGATGTGAAAGCATTAGCGATAAAGTATTACCCAAAGCTGTGGGACATTGACCGGCTTAAGGCCCTGGTGGCCGCGGGTAAACTGTCCGAGGCGGACTACAAGGAGATTACCGGAGAGGACTACACAAAATAAGGAGACATCATGGATGTGATAGCACAATACATAAGTGTTCATTGGGTGGAATGGTTGTTTGTAGCCATCTCCACCCTTTTAGGATTTGGGTATCGTCAGATACTCAAGAGGCAAAAGGAGGAATCCGTAAAGACAGCGGCCCTCCATGATGGTATGCAGGCACTTTTGAGGGACCGTATCATACAGGCCTACAATCATTATCAGGATAAGACATTTTGCCCGATATATGGTAAAGAGAATGTTAAGCGGATGTATGACGCATACCATGTCCTGGGCGGTAATGATGTGGCAACAGAGCTTAAGGACAAACTTATGAAGATGCCGGAGGAGCCGGCAGAAAGAGAGGTATAGAGTATGGATTTATCGTTTTTTAGCAATTACACAGTGGTGGTTATCGTGGGCATTTGCCTGATTACAGGCTACATAGCCAAAAAGTGGGTGAAAGACCTGGATAACAAATACATCCCCACCATGGTGGCCCTGCTGGGTGCAGCTCTCAACATCTGGATTATGGGCGGGGTAAGCCCGGATATCATCCTGGCCGGGGCCTTTAGCGGGCTGGCAAGTACGGGCCTGCACCAGGCGTTTAAGCAGCTCATAGAGGGTAATCAGTAATTGTTGCGATATTGCAACTTGTGACGCCACAACTTTTCATGGCCTGGGGACATCCCTGGGCCTTATTTGATTGGAGGAGAAAATGAACATAGATAAGCAGTATTTAACAGTCAGCAACTACAATCGGCCAGGGACCAGGCGTGGCAGCACAACCGCCGTGGCCTGCCATTACATAGGTAATCCTGGGACATCAGCCCAGGCCAACAGGAATTATTTTGAGAATCTACGGATTACCCATACCACCAAGGCCAGCGCCCATTACATCATTGGGCTGCAGGGTGAAATAATCCAGATGATACCGGAGGAGGAGATAAGCTGGTGCACTAACTCAGCCAATGCCTACACCATATCCATAGAAGCCTGCCATCCAGATGCAACGGGGATGTTCATGGCAGGCACCTACGCAGCCTACGTGGAGTTGTGTGCGGATATCTGTAAGCGCTGGGGACTGGACCCGATGCATGGGGGACTCATCCGGCACTATGATGTGACCAGGAAAGTATGCCCCAAGTGGTTTGTGGACCACCCGGGTGACTGGGAGCAGTTCAAGCGGGATGTGGCTGCTAAGATGGCACCCACGTATGAGGTTGGCTGGCATCATGACATTAACGGATGGTGGTATGCATATAGCACCACGGATTATTATAAGTCCTGCTGGCAGGTCATCAACCACCATAAGTACTATTTCAACCCTGACGGATACGCACTCACCAATTGGCATGTAATTGATGGCAAGGACTACTATTTTGAGCCGCGGGCCGGGCATCCGCTGGAATGCGCTATGTATGTGGCACCAGGGGGTGAGCAGTACATAGGGGAATTTTAGATGTAAAAGAGCCAGATTTTTTTTCTGGCTCTAATCATTTGGGCGAGGATTATATTTACTTCAAGGTGGAGTTTGGCCTTGTTATTTTACATAAACCGCAAGCAGAGTGAGAAACATCATTATATGTACCACATGTAGGGTAGGAAACATTGATACAATTAGTATTTCTCATACAACTTGACTTTTTATAAGTAAAAGTATACTCTATTTAGAGGAGGGGGTATAAATATGAAAATGAAGACATTCACCATTGATATTACCAAGGGAATAATCATTTCTTTGGTGACAGGAGCTATTTTGGGTAGCGGGCTCATGTATACTATTACGGTACGAAATTCGTTGGTTAATCAGAACTATATAACTACATATGCCAATGGTGAACCAGTGAAAATTTATTTGGACGATTATCAAACTGTAGTAAATGAAAATAATGATTTAAAACAGAGAAATCAAAGATTGCAGAATCAGATAGATGAGTATACTGAATATGGAAAGTCACATAGTCGTTTTGCGAGCATATCTGATGAAGACTTTTTCTATCATGCTGAGTACATAGATACGATAAAATTATTAAATGATACATATTTGAAAAATTGCGTGACTATGTATAATTCGCTTGATGATACAAATTCAACTTTTTTTATTAATACAGATGGCGATCAATCTGTTTCGGGGAAATTTGGAATAGTCAGTGGTTTGATGCCTGACGAAACATTCAGCGCCACACTAGTTATAACTACTCCAGATGGCGGAGGTTCCGAAATTATTTTAGAAAAGAGTAAAGAAATAAGGAAAATAGAGGATATTTATGAATTTAATATAGACACACTTTATTGTTATACAATTAACTTTGAGCTGTTGTGTGACAATCCTAAGCTCACGTTTGCAGTTGGAGATTTAATAGTTGCTCCTAAGCTTGTAGATTAATGGCGGGTACCGGATGTGATATACTCCCCCTGATTTGACAGTGTTTTTTATTTCACTGTCTCCTCAAGAGGGAGCATATCAGATTACCGGGCCCGCCTTAATGTGTTGTGTCTCATCTCCGGGTGACATTCTGCTCCGCAATTTTTTACCATTCCATCAACAAGAGCATTCTCCTTGACATAACAATATCCCCCACACTTACAGGTGCATTTCCATATCCTCTGGTCTTTACTTTTCCAGGACCATTTTGTCGTGAGGCTTCCAAACGTCATTTCTGGTATTATTTTCATATGTATTATCAACTCCTTCCTGCCTATTATATCATTGCGTGTATTTTCCACAACTGGTATATATTACCAGCTTCATAATGTACAAAAAGTGGTATATTCGTATTTATGAAGATACTGCTTGACGAACTCATGCAAAAGAGAAGATTGACAGAGCGTCAGGTCAGCATCATGACAGGGTTGTCCCCGTCTACGGTGCATGAAATACGGAAAGGGGCCATGCCGCGAGTGGACACCCTGGAACTGCTGGCAAGAGGCTTGAAGGTGAAATTATACGACCTTCTTGAGACTGATTGCCTATAAAATTCAATAAGTGCTCGGAATTCCGAGCAAGGCGAAGGAAAAATTAAGTGGCTGCGTTCTCCAATCAAAGACATAAATATTTATTTTAAAAGGAGGGCACAGCTATGGTGTTTGTTAGAGGTGTAATGGATATGGATGCACGCAAATCTTTAATATTTTTATAGGTGAATCTACCTTAATACTAAGGAGAAAATTATATGGCATATCCAATAGACGAGGACAAGTTTGTCAATATATGTATGAAAGAAATAGGCGAGCATGATGAAGTTGACGAGAAGGTGGCTCGAGCGGTTGTTACTACTCTTAATTGGGTCCAATACAAATGGGGAGATGTCAATAGAAAAGTAACTGATACCATGAAGCCCTAA